GAACGCCTATTCTTGAGATATGACATACCATAACATCTTTCGTCTGCTTTGCAAGCTTCCCAGAATATATAGAATAATCTGTTTGACTCCCTAAAGTCTGGCTGCCCAACATCAATCTTGGACCACTGCAAGTACATAAAGTGAGTACCAGTAATATAAGTATCCACGCTTTTTTTATTGAACCAAGTACCGTTTTCTCTTTTATTAAATTGCTCATCTATATATGCTCCCCATTTAGTTTTAAAATTCTCAGGGTATTCCCTCCAATCAAATATGCTCTTTATAGATTTTAATTCCTTGGGATACTCTTCAACAGTCCATCTGTCTGTTTTTTTATCTACTTTTCCAGGGGTTTTTGGTAAAGCTATTTTAAGATTTTGTATTTCGTATATTTCTCCTATTTGCCCAGTTTTACTAATAACAACTACATCATATTCTTTGTTGTAGCCATACTTCCATTTTTTGTAGGTATTATTTTTTTTAATAACACTTTCCTTTATATGGTCTGGTAATATTTTGTATAGACTTTGCTCGTACATTATTTAGATCTGTTTTCAGCGAAGCCTTTAAACTCTGTTGCTTTAAGCTCTTTTTTAGGCTTGTCTTCTAATATTCTTTCTTCTTCTTCAATACGTGTTAGTATTTCAAAAGCATCAAATATTGCTAGCTTTTTAGTAGCGGCAGCATTTTTAAGTCTGTCAGCTGAAATATCATCATCTGAGTCTACAATCTTTTCTTTAGCTACCTTTATTAATTCCTCAACTGCTTTTTGCCCAGCTAGGATTATATTCTTCTTCGTTTCCTTTACGTTCATACTTAATTACAATATCATTAGATTTCATACAATACAATCGCTTGTTATCAAATATAAACTCGAACTCTCTCATAGGATTAAACCCAACAAGATCTCCAGGATTGATTTTAAGCGCTTCTAACTCACTATTACCGTATTTTAGTATTCCAGTATTAGTTTGCTCTTTTTGACTCTTTAGAACGTCTGTTTCTTTAATAGGTGTTACGAAACAATAATTCAAATTACATTTCCATTTTCCATTTTGCTTATATAAATACACTTGATCTATGTAAGCAAAGTACAAATCATCCTTAAAGTAAGTGCTGCTGTTTTTTTGTTTGCCATTCATACCGTAATATCTTCTAAATATATTATGATGTACCATGACAATATCTCCCTTTTTTATAGGCGACTTTATGTTTTTAGGAGTTTCAACAACTATAGCCTCTTTACTTATGTGCTGAAAGCTTTCAATACTAGCGTTAGTTATTAAACCACTTTCTAGTTCATTATTGTATCTGCCTTTATATGGTTTTACAATAAAAGAATTTAGGCTTTGCACTAATATTCTAAATCATATTCAATAGAAATCGCCATATTCTTATTGAATTTTTTCCAAGGTAATACCTCGTCTTCTTTTTTAATATGTATATTGTAAGAACTATCGTCTTCTTCAAAAATAATATTAGAAATAGTATGACCACCATACACTTGCTGTCCAACAGCATAGTGCATAGCGTCATTCTTATAATCAGAGCCTATACTTATTTTTCGTATATTATTCCCCATCTTTTTTAATTTCCTCAAAAGTACCATCTTCCAAATTAATATTCACAGATCCGTACTCTTGTTCTAGTTCTTGCTTAAACAATTCAACCTCTTTATTAAATTCAGCTAAATCGTGGAGCAACGAATGTTTTTTAGACTCAATAAATCCAATGTCTAATAAATATTTAGATATTTTTTCTTGGTGTGCTCTTACTTTTTCTAATTGGTCTTCTTTAATTTTACTCATTTTATTTAATTTAATTGTTATACTTATTTATTATCACTTATTTTTTTTGCTTTTTCCCAAGTCCTACCTACAAAGTAAGCTCCATACACTGTAATCAATAATGATTGGAATATAGGTACATACTGTTCTGCAACAGCAAAGCCTCCAATGTTACCGTCAAAAAAAGATAAAGCAGTAAATATTACTGTTAAATAAATTAACACAAGTGGACGTATGTTTTTAGATAAAAAGCTATCACTAGCCATATCTGCTTTCCATCGATCCGTAACTTGAGCTTGAGCATCGTTATCTGCTTTCTCTAGTATTTCTTGAATTTGCTTTTTTATTACAAGCTTTTCTTCTTCAGTAGTAGTAAGCTTATCAATGACGTTACCAATATTCTTGATAACGCCACCTGTAAGCCATTGGAATAATTTATTCAAAACTTATTTTATTGTTTTTGACTTTCTCTTATACTGCTCAGTAATACGAGAGTTTTCTGAAGCGTCCTCAGGTAATGCTCCCGTCTTATTGCTTTTGCTTTTTCTTGCCTTGTTGCCATACTTCTCAGCTGCAGCTCTTTCTCCTTTATCAGCTACAGTGTTCAAAGAATCAAGAACACTACTTTGTCTTGTTGCTTTACTTTTTGCAGCCTGCACTTTTTTACCGTTAGCAATTCTATCTTTTATTTTTTGCTTTGCTTCTTCGTACGTAGGTTTTTTCTTTTGTTTTAACGCAGAATCTTTAGCATACTTTTCAGTTTTGTAATTTGCTTCTGAAGCGTCTTCAGGTAATGCTCCTGTCTTATTACTCTTGCTTGCTTTTGCTCTTGCTTTATTACCGTACTTTATAGCTGCAGCTTTTTCTCCTTTATCTGCAACAGTATTTAAAGAATCGAGAACGTTATCTTGTCTTACAGCTTTACGCTTCAATCCCGTAGCAGTGTTTTTATCTGAAATTTTCTTTTTGGCTGCCGCGAGTTTGTCTTGAAAGCTTTTTTGATTTAACGGTGATTGGAAACTCATAGGAATTCCTTTACCTGTTTTTTGGTATGGTCCTTTTCCGGGAGTCATTTTAAATGGTGCACTCATAATTTTTGTTTGTGTTAATTATTTACTTGGTTTAGTTACTGTTTATTTATATATTAATTTGTATCGTAATGTATCTTTAGACCTTAATATAACTCTATGCAAAACGTTTTTATGTAAAAAAGTTTTAGTTATTAAATTATATCCTAATTTAGAGAAGCCGTAGTTGGTTATTATTTCATTTTCACTCTGACTTACAATATTTTCCGTAGCACTAGTTTGTAAATCTCTAGTTGAACTATTTAATCCTTCAATTCCATCTTCAGCATCATTAAGAACTATAATAGTGTATGAAAGTAATCCATCTCTATTTTGTAATTCCCAAGCACCTGCCATTTTTTGTAACTGAGCGCTTACGCTTAAGCTCAGCACGGTAAACATCAATAATAATAATTTTTTCATTTGATTTGATTTTAAATTTGTATACTTATATCATTACGTGTATTTCAACTTATTTGCCTTCCAAGCTTCTTTTTCCCAAGGAAGATTTTCATTACCTTCATCCATTGTAGATCTTGGTATTTTTTTACCTTTCCAATAAACGTGATCATTATCATAATCAAGATCACCTCTCTCCATTTGATCTAAGTGAACTTTCTCGTGTCTAACTACATCTTCTTGCTCTAGTGGGCTTAAGTTTTTATCTACTATTATAGAACCGTTTTTGTTAGCTTGACCCATAACACCTTCTTCTGTTTCCATTTGGTATATAGGAGTGTTGTCCATAGATAACTTACCCATTTTCATTTTATAAGCCATATTACTTTATAGGTGTTTCTATCACGTATTTAGCTCCAGGAAAAATATAGTCATGTCCTGGATACATTGTCTTTGCATACCCATTATTGTCAACACCTAAAACCTTGAACTCTACTCCTTTCATTGTAATCTTATTTCCCATAACCTTGTTTTGAGAATTATTTACGTCAGGACTGTTTTTTAAGTATCCAGTTTTTGTTGTCTTCATAAAGATGATTTAAAAATACCACAGAATTTTTAGGCTCTGTGGATATTTAGTTAATTAGGCAGTCCAAGCGTTTTGTGTATACACTACGTTTGTCTGTCTTACAGTGATTGGCTGTGTACCAGAACCGGTTTGTGCCACTGGAGCTTGCAATACAAGTACAGGTGAACCTACAGTAGATACAATACCTCCTGGATTAGCTCCCATAGCCTTATAAATTGCTTCTACTACTGAGTTGTTAGCTACACCTGCTGCTAATGCTACAGAGTGAGTAATAGCCCATTTTGCAGTTGCACTAGTGTTTAATTGAACAGTTGTAATAGTTCCTGCCCCGTTAGTTGTTACTGCTGCAATTTGATCAATTGCGATTAGTACTGTTGGCTGGTTTGCAGCCGCGGTACAGTTAAATTTAATAAATTTTGCCATTTTTGTTAGTGTTAGTGTTAAGTTAGTGTGTGGCGTTTTTGAGTTTTATAACAGACCTCTACTGTTTTATTTTACATTCCTCCTTTAGCATGCTTTGACATCCAAGAACCGGACGCTCTAGAAGCTATAGGATTATCATTTAACAAGTTGCTCTTTTCCTGCTTGTTAGACTCATACCCTTTGTTTTGATTATGCAAAGGAGTTCCTTTCATTTTAGGACCTTCGCCAGCTGCTTCTTTTACGGCCTGCTTAGCTTCGTACTTACCGTCTTTTCTTACAGACGCGCTTGATGATTTAGAATCCGCAATAGCGTTACGAGATTCGTCTTGTGAAATTTTTTTTCTTGATTTGCCCATTTTGTTTATATTTACTTTTTAGATTTATTTTTTTGACAAAAACTACTAGCTGCAGCAACACTGCCAAACCCCCATTTTTTTAAAGCCATTGCTTTTTTGGTAGGTTCACCATTAGCTTCTTTCATTGGCCCTTTCATACCCGCGAATCTACAAGCAAAAGAAGTTCTACGAGGGCTTGTACCACTCGTAAGTCTTTTACCCATACCTGGGTTTTCTTTTCGCATTTTTTTATTCTGCTTTTCGTAAGCCGCATTTTTTATCTGAAGAGGAGAACTTGGCTGAATATATCCCATGTTATTTATTTTTTTTCTTTAAATGAATCCACTTATGTAACGTATAACCTATAGTGATTAGTAATAACGTTATTTTTAAGTAACTATCTATATGCGTCATAGTTATAGCCATAGTACCTATGCTTAATGTGTATAATTTAATATCCCCAAAGCTCATTACATTTGACCTTTAGCTCGTTGAGTAATAGGTAGTTTGTAAGAACCACATCCACAGCTAGCTTTAGATATTTCCATACCGTTAGCTCCTGAGCTAGATCCTTTTCCCATTGGAAAACCTGTTGTATTTAACGGTCCATCCCATACAGCACTTTCTCCTACTTGTCCTTGTAATTGGGCTTGACCAAACATTGTTTTTTTACCTTTCATAGTATATATTTTAAAATTGTTCGAAATCTTCTTGTTGTACACCAGCTTCTCCGTTAAAATTTGGATCCATCTTATAAAGAGGAGTAGGTAGTGATTGACCTCCAAAAACACTCTGACCAACTTGCTGTTGAGGTTGAGTTATAAAGTTTTGAGGACGCCCACCTTGCATATTAGCTGGTACTTGTTGCGATTGTTGTTGAGGGTTTGCCATTGGCATACCTGTCATTGGATCTATTTGTTGTGTCATATTATCTGTTTTTATCTTTGTTAACATTATCTATAGCCACTGTCAATACTTTATCAGTATATGA